TGCCAAGTAGTAATAATGACTTGAGAGTCCGTCTCTCTTTCTTTACCTGCGTATATCTTGTGGCAAAATGAACCAACATCCCATCCATAATCCGCAAAGTCTTTATACATTTGCTCTACTAGCGAAGTCGTCGGAACAACTATCAGAGTATTTTTCCGTTTCTCAACAAAATATCTCACAATCGAATATATCATCAGAGACTTTCCTGAAGCAGTTGGGGATATCAACAACTTTCTATTATGCCTTAGAGCGTCGTATACTCCATCTATCTGATAATCTCTAGGTTTATACTTAGAGATTGCTGTCATATAATCCTTAACACCACCTTTTGAAATTAGATCATTAACTTCAAAAGGAGTACCATAATGTTTATTATCTAAGAATTCATAAGTATATCCATGATCTTTACAGAACTGAACTACTCTATCTAATAATCCTACATATATTTCTTTCGTATTAATATTAAACAGTCTTATCTTACCATCCCAAAATTTTTTCTTATAGGCGGGTGAAAATTGAGCACCAGGTACATCAAATGTAAACTGATCCGCCAATTCATAATAAACATGTATCTCTGCTTCTACATGAAGATATACTTCATTCTTCTTTGATATAACCAAATGTGACATGATGTAATGTTCATTTGGAAATATTTATTACTCTTCGTTCTGTCTACTATTTACCAATTTATTTCTAATTGCTTGTGCTTGATGTTGTTTTTTAATACCTTTTTCTTTAGCACGAGCAATTGCTGTTCTGATTACTGTTGATCTAGTAATTTTTTTCAATCCAATATCTTTAGAATTTTTCTTTAAATTATCTGATTGAGGTATTACCCTTCTATTAAGAGAAGTATCTCCTGGTCCTATTTTATTCCGTCTCTCTGGATGTTTCGTTCTATTTTGTTGTGATTGTATATGATCTACATCATGTTGCTGACCAGTTTCTTTAGATAATTTTTGTGCTTCTCTTCTTTGTTTTTGCTTTCTTCCACTCTCATCACTCATTGCGTCTTTAGTTAATTTTTCTCTTTGATCATAAGACAAATCAAGACGATTTCTTTTTAAATAATCTGATACTTCTTGCTTTTTTAAAGGAGGTAAATTTTTTCTTCTTTCCTTTTGTTGTTTTTTAAGGGAGTCTTTCATCTTAGTACCCCATCCACCATAATTTTTACCAGAATTTCTAAGAACACGTTTTTCTTGTTCTTCTGGGGGTAGTTTATCAAATTTTGCTTGAGCTTCAGCTTTAGATACAAACCTTCTAGCTTCAGAAATAAATTGTATAAACGTCTTCATGTGTATAAACACTTTTCAAGTATTTATCCAAGATGCTTTGTGCATTGAGTCTCCACTACCATAATCACCTGTAGGTACTATATTAAATGCTAAAGAGTATCGAGGTTTATCACTTTTATGAATCCCAACTCTATGAACAAGATAACTAGGAAAAAATATTACAGTTTTATCTCCTGGAGGAAATGAAACATAATTTGCATTTACTGGAGTTAATCTTCCAGGATCTAGCATAAATGAAGATAAATCTGACAATGGATTTAAAAAATCAATATTAGCAGATTCTTTATCATATTCATCAAAATAATAAACTCCACTAAAAAAAGAATTTTTATGATTATGATATGATGATGAAACACCCTTTGTTGTTTTTGTTATCCAAGAAGTTGTAATTTTAAAATCACTTTCATAGTCTAAAAATTGTCCTGAAAATTCTTCAAATGCTTCTAACAATATATGATCTATTTCTGGATATTTGTCTAATACTCTATATTGAGTATTGCCTTGACCAGATGGTTCTTGATTATGACTAGAAATAAATTCCTGACATTCTTTTAATTTATCTGTATCTTGTTCGACTTTTACTTGACAAATGGGAATAGCAAATAAATGTGATGCTTTAATTTTGAGTTCTCTTTCAGTTTCAGTTTTTTCCATTAATTAAATCCTGTTTGAAATTTATGCCATTCAATAGCATTTTTGATTTGATATGTTCTATTTGATATTGTTTTTATAATTTCTTCTAAACATTTTAATGTGGCATCATAATATCTTATCTTCATATCGATTGTAATTAATCTCTCATCTGCCTCTAGATGCCTCTGTATTGCGTCCTTTTCTCTAACCTTATACGGAAATGGATCTTTCTCATATACTTCTGGTTCTGCCTTACCTGTATAGTAATTGTATCTTTCTAATTTAACTTGGTTGTATTGCGTTCTTGCTTTTTCACGCATTAAAGTAATTGTATTATAGATTGTATAATACTTTGAATGTAATTGAGGAATTTTTAGTGATTCATCATGTAGATTATCAGGGTCAATAACAGAATCATTCTGCCACATCTCCTGAATTTTGTCAAGATTCATAAAGGTGTACGTCCGTCAGGTTCAACTATATTATACACAGTATACTTGAAAACTACCTCTGCTGTAAAGTACTGTATATCCGTAGCATCAGCTTCAAATTCTAAAGAAGTTAAATTTACTGGAAATAACTGGGAAAATTTAACAATAGCAGTTGTATTGTAATTGCTATTTAAAATATGTAAACTACCATCACTAAAAACATGATCAAGATCTCTTAATCCATCTTCATCTGTAGTTGCTTTTTGGTATTGCTCTGTTGTTTCTGGATAACCCAATCCAGTTAACCAATTATGAATCTTCATATAATTTTCCATATTCTCATCAACTAAAAATCTTAATGAGAAATCACCATACTGTAATTTATCACCAGGCGTATCAATATCCTTTAGGTAATTTGGTTGTAAAACAGTACCTAAATTGATCTCTGGAATTCTAGCAGAATTGGAAAAAAAACTTACTTTAGGTTCTTTTGATAATGTAAATTTAAATCCAACTGGGGATAAAAAATTCCTATTCTCTATTTGATTTGCAAATGCTCTAGCCATTATTCTTCAACTATAGTAGAATTTTTAAATGAACCGTTAGCATTTGGAACATCTTTATCACCAATTTTTCTAGTTGTTGGTGCTACAACAGCATCAGCTTCTGATTTATTAGCATAACTTTTTCTATCAGAATATTGATCTCCCCATTTATTATCTCCTTTATAATATGTGGGAAGGTTAGTAAATATACTAGTTTTTTTAATATAAAATGGCATTTATTCTTTCTCCTTATTCTTAGTTTTATCAATTATTTCACGTTTTACAATTACTTTCTGGGGTTTTTCTTTAGGAAGTCCAATAGTATTTAATTTTGTCTTTTGTGTATTAAAAGTATTAATACCCTTTTTCTTATTATCTAATTGTCTTTTTTTGGTTTCCTTAGATTTAGCTCTTTGATCTGAAAATCTTCTTTTGGCAATCTCTGCTCTATTTAAAGGTCCCTCAGATTCTTCGTTGAATTCTTTAAAAGACTTCATTACTCTATACACTATTATACCTTATTTAGACAAAAAAAGAGACCCCCAAAGGAGTCTCTTTGAATGAAGGAATATATCCTTTCTTCTTACATAAGGTTCTTAACTTGAACTCTTCTGTAGTAACGGTTTGAATCAACCTTAAGTCTACCAAGACCTTGGTTAGAAACATTACCTTCGGCAAATGGGTTCGCAACGATTCCGTAACGAGTCTTAAAGCCGATTTTTGGTTGGAATGTATCCTGACCAACTGCACGAACCATCTGTAGAGGAACGTATGGGCAATAGAACAGACCAGCATCGTAAGGTGAAGAACCTTTGTATCCAACAACGTAATACTGCTCACCGTTTGTAGGAGAGTTAGCAGAATATGGGTCGATGTATACTCTATACTTACCTTGAAGTACACCAGCAAATGTATTGCCTGTGTCATCAACATTAAGGTTAGCATTAAGTGCAGGGGTGTAATCAAGAACACCTGCCATTGTAAGTGCAGAAGCAACATCAGCAGAACAAAGGATGATGTTACCCTTTCCGCGACGAGTTCTTTGTGCGATTGCGTTAGCATCTCTCTCAATCTGGAATAGAAGTCCTTTGAACTTCTCAACAGACCATCTTCCGTTTGAGTCGATGTCGAGGTCGAAGATACCAGCAGTTGC